GGTACCACTCTAAGCTAATGATTTTCCCGGCATTTCTCCGGATTCTTTATTAAGTGCCTTTATATAGCCTTTGATCTCGGCTTTGTATTCTCGTTGTACATCTTCCGGTAATTGATGTATCAGATCTAACCATTCTTGGTCAGAAGTAGAAGAAGTAATATTTGATGTTTCATTCTTATTATCTTCTCCTGTGAGTAAGTATTCCATAGAACAATTCAATAAATCGGCTACAGCCTTAAGATTAATGGCAGATGGTGTGCGAGTGTCCCATCTACGAATTACACCATTTCCTAAGCCAATAGAGCGCTCTATACTAGCAAAAGAATAGCCTAATGGTGTTGCTTTTTCTTTTATTCGTTCAGTTAACAATAGAAATCACCTCTAATTAGCCGAAAAACTATTGACATATAGGTTTTTGGCTAGTATTATATAAATATAAGTTACAAATGTGAAATAAAAAATGAAAAAGGAGGTGTTGAAATGATCCGATTTTTTCAAGTATTACTACACTATATGATCAAGAGCTTACAGTTTATTTGGTTTTATGCAGGAATAGCGATAATTATCTGCCTAATACCAATTTTATTCATCCTTGATCTTATAGATAGAAGACTTGATAAGTTGTTACTCAAACATCCAAAATTTCCATTATTTATTTCGATATTATCATTGATCGCTGCCTTTTTACATTAATGGCAGATGTTCAAATAATGATAATTGATTAATCTACATTTTATCATTTTATTTTACATTTGTAAATTAAAAACATAAACAGAAAGGAGGCTTATTGAATGGGAAAAGTATTACCACCTTGGTGCAAAAGAGCAAGAAAAGCTCTCATCGATAAAGACATGAATTTTGGAGACTTAGCAACAACAACAGGATACACAAGAGAATATGTATCAGCGCTGCTCAATGGCAGACAATACGGAGAAGAAGCTGTAAGCAAGATCAGCGGTATTCTGGGTATTAAACCACCAAAGAACAGCATGTACTTATAATCACAAAATTTAACTCTGATTTAATTGTAAATATTGTTGGAATATTGCGACATAGGATCAGAGGGCAAGATTTATGAAAAAACATAGTAGCTAAATATAAGATTTTAATACACAGACGACTTAAACACACTGGCCACTTGAATATGTTGGTATGATCCCTATAAATGCACAACATCACAACTGCTAAAAACATAGAAAGTTCTTCTTGATAAAAAATATTGATTTGTTAATTGTTGAAAATTGAATATTAAAAATAACATTGGCCAGTGTATTTAAGTCGTCTGGTAAAAAAGGTAAGGTACAGCAGATGAAAAAAGATGCAAAAGAAGAAAGCGTTTGGTATGTAGCAAGAATTAAGGCGGCAAAAGAAAACAGAAACCTAAGATCCAGAGAAAGTGCTTCTGAAATCCTGATGATGCATCCGTCGACACTAGCTGATTATGAATTAGGAGTTACAAAGAGAATTCCTCCAGAGAGTGTTGAATTAATGTCAACGGCTTATCATGCTCCGGAGCTTCGGAATTATTATTGCAAACATATCTGTCCTTTAGGAGCAGATATTCCTGAAATTAATGATATCGAAGATTTGGACAGGCTCACAATAAAAGCAGTTGCAATCTTTCGAAATCTTGGAAATGTTCAGGACCAGCTGATTACTATTACAGAAGATGGCGTGATCAGTGAAGACGAAAGGCCGCGGATGCAGTTTATCATTGATACATTAGACAAAGTATCATCAGTAGCACAAAGTTTAAAATGCTGGGCAGAGAGAAACATAGGAGGAACAAATTATGCAAGAACAAATGGTTACAGAGATCGAAATGTATGATTGCCAGGATGTTATGAAGATGCTTGGATGTAAACAGACAACCGCATATCGGGTAATCAAACAACTTCGCAAAGAGCTAGAAGACAATGGATATATGTCACCGATTGCAGGAAAAATCCAGAAAAGCTATTTTGATAAACGCTTTGGATTTTAAGAAAGGAGTATAAAGATGCATACAGAAACAAAAGCCATGATCTGCACGGCAGCAGTGCTGATCGCAATTGGAATCTTTAAAGAATTAGCTGCGGTATGTTTGATCACAGCAGTAGTATTTGAGGAAGGAGTGAAGAAATTTGATAGATAAGAAAGAAAAAAGTGCCCACGGAGCGGCAACTCCATTAGGCACATTGCTAAACAAGCAAGAACAGTATAACACAGATCAGAAGAAAAGTGAAATCAGAAAAACAGCAATTGAGATCTTTGATCTATCTTTGCGACTGCAAGAAATGACAGATGGAACTATAGACTGGATAGATTGGCGAGAGCCAGGTGTTCCGTGTGTATACGTTGAATATCACGGAGCCACCGCAGTGCTAAGCGTTAAGATCTGGGAAAATGGCTTTAGTGCAGAACAGCGACCAGATTACAGTACAATGCTGTTTCTCGACAATCCGAACTGTATGATCGAAGCAGGGTATCTGAAAGAAAAATTGATGGGATTATTAGAAGAAAGAAGAGGAAGCGACAATGGGAAAGATGATTCTGATCACAACTGATAATGAGGTAAAAGAGCTGGAATATCCAGATGGGGGACTTAAATCATGGAAAAAGTTGAGAGAATACATCGGGAATGGATGTGAGCTAATTGAACATGTACAGCCCAAGAGATTATATACAGAGATCGGTGCAGGAATTGAGATTAAAAATGTACCAGGATCAAAAGTAAGCATGTTGGTTGATGAAGAATTTTATTTTCATTGCGACGAAACCAAATTAAATAAGATAGCTTCATGGCTGTATGAGACAGATTGCCATGGATACCAGATTCTTGGAAATGCTTTGATCATTGGAGAGAAGTATGGAAATGCAGGAATTGAGTTTTGTGAAATGTCAGAAGAACAGTTTGATCTTGTCTTTCCTAAATTAAAAGAATTGGGAAGGAGGTTTAAAGATGCAGACCATAACAGGGTATGAGTACAACGGTTTTGCTATTCCAGAAGAGGAAGCAATGAAAAAAATTGAATATGAAGTGTGGAACCACGATGAAGATAAACAGGATGCTTTTGATTATCTTTGGGAAGTTGTAACAAGTGATCCGAAGTTAAAAGAAGAATTTAAAGAATGGTTCTTTAATGGGGTGTCGCATGAAATAGAGTGCGATGATCAAAGAAGAATCAAAGGTTATTTTGAGGTGATATAGATGTTAAAACCATATGATGAATTGGTAAAAGTAAATGTACTTCCGTATTGTGCAGAACGAGAAGGGTTTATGTATTTGAATTGGGCAAAGTGCATGGAACTTTTAAGAGAGAACGGTGCGGAAAAGGTATATTTTGAACTTTGCCAGAACGAAAGAACAGGGAATAGTCTTTTTTGTAGCGATCAGACGTTTCAAGACAAAAATGGAAATATAAATCAATGTTACGAAACAAGGATTAAAGTATGCATTGATGATCAGGTGTATTACATGCAATCGCCGGTCATGAATGGTAAAAATCCAGTAAAGGCAAATTCGATGAATCAAGCCAGAGTTTGGGCTAGTGCTTGTAGGTCGTTTGTTAAGTGCGTAGCTATCAATACAGGGCTAGGGTTCAATCTTTGGGTAAAAGAAGAGAACATGGATTATGTTCCAGTTGAAGACGGACCGGCTACAGAATCACAGAAAGCAACGTTAATTGAAATTTGTTCTAAGCACGGAATCAATATAGATTATTGGTGTAAAAGAGAAGGCACAACACTTGATGCATTAACTGGAAGCGAAGCAGGAAGAATGCTATTAGCGTTAAAAACAAAGTATGGAGATGATTAAGTGATCAATGCATGAATTAGCAAAGATAACAGGAATCAGATCAGATATCGAAGGAACAGAGATGAAAGTCTTTGTTCCGGAGAAAAATCTGTTTAATACGATTCTGGATAAGCGAATCCATGATGTGGAGCTTCGGTTGGATGATGGTAGAACAATAACAAATGCACAGAGAAAAAAGACATACGCAACGATCAGAGACATCGCAGACTATACCGGTTATCTTCCTGAACAGATGAAAGAGATCATGAAGTATGAATATATCATACGGACAGGAAATGATTATTTTTCTTTAGGGACATGCACAGTAGATACAGCACGCGAATTTATATCAATGCTGTTGGAGTTTTGTTTGGAGCAAGGAATACCATTGTCAGATCTAGCGATCAATAGGACAGATGATATCGGAAGATACTTGCATTACTGCATCAAGAATCGTGTATGTGCAATCTGTGGCCGCAAAGGAGAAATCCATCACGTTGACAAGATCGGCATGGGAAATGATCGCAGGACCGTAGACGACAGCAATTATAGAAAGATATGCCTATGCAGAACGCATCATACAGAAGATCACACGATCGGAGAGAAAGCTTTCCAGAAGAAGTATAAGGTTTATGGAATCATAGTAAAGGAGCAGGAGAATGGCTTGGAAGAATTACAACAGACCCAACAAGTACAACAATCACAAAACGATAGTTGATGGGATCAAGTTTGACAGCATCAGAAAATATGGAGATCTGTACGATTTACGAATAACGAGGTGATCACATGAATGAAGGATGGGTAAAGACATACAGAAGTCTTACGGATCACTGGGTATGGCAGGATAAACCATTTTCAAAAGGACAGGCTTGGATGGATCTCTTACTTATGGTAAACCACAGTGAGAAAAAAATCTTGATCGATGGAAAGCTTGAAAATGTGGAACGTGGTCAGACGGTCTCATCCATCCGCAAGTTGTGCGACCGATGGGGATGGAGCAACACTAAAGTTAAGAACTTTTTAAAAATGCTCGAAAACGATTCCATGATACACGTAAAAAGCGACACCAAAAAGACGGTCATAACCATAGTAAATTACAGTGTTTACCAAGATTCTGAAAATGAAAAAACGACACTGAAACGACAGTCAAGCGACACCAAAACGTCACAGAAACACACAAACAAGAATGAAAAGAATGAAAAGAATGAAAAGAAGAGTAATATAAAGCGTTTCACGCCACCTACATACGAGCAAGTCTTCGGTTATTGCAAAGAGCGGAACAATAGCGTTGATGCAAATGTTTTTATTGACTTTTACGAATCCAAAGGTTGGATGGTTGGTAAAAACAAGATGAAAGACTGGAAGGCAGCAGTACGGAACTGGGAACGGAATAGGGGTACTGGAGCAGTAAGAAGAGAGAAAAAGAATCCTGCGCACTTGGATTGCGAGAGAAATCATGATTTTGATTCTTTGGAACAGCAGTTGTTACAGAAACAGTTAGGAGATGAATTATAACGTGAGTGAGATTAGAGACTTGATCGCAGTCAACTACGAAACAGAACAGCCGACAGCATCTGCAAGAAATCTGCATGAACAGTTACACATCGAGACACCGTTCAAGAAATGGATTGATCGAATGTGTGAATATGGGTTTGAAGAGTATAAAGACTTTTGGACAAAAATGTCCGAAAGTACCGGAGGACGACCATCAACAGAATATGAGATTTCTATCGATATGGCAAAACAGATCTGTATGATTCAAAGATCGCCAGAAGGAAAACAGATCCGACAGTATTTTCTCGATCTCGAGAAAGCATGGAACACGCCAGAGCAGATCTTTGCTAGAGCGTTGAAGATGGCGGATAAAACGATAGACAAGCTCAAATCAGACAACGCAATACTGATTGAGGATAACGAAAGAATGAAGCCAAAAGAGATATTTGCGGATGCAGTTTCCACGAGTGATACATCTATCCTGATCGGAGAGTTGGCTAAGATTCTTCGTCAAAACGGAGTACAGACGGGGCAAAATAAACTGTTTGAATGGATGCGATGCAATGGTTATCTGATCAAGAGAAAAGGCTCTGATTGGAATATGCCAACGCAACGAGCAATGGATATGGATCTATTCGAGATCAAGGAAACAGTGATCAATCAGCCAAATGGATCAACGAAGATCAGCAAGACCACGAAAGTTACAGGAAAAGGGCAGCAGTACTTTATCAATAAGTTACTCGCAGCAATGTAATAAAAATAAGACTCTCCGGTTGATCACTGCCTGCAAGACACTATAAACCATGATTGTT